AAACCATATTGCCGGGCTGGAGTTGCCCCGGGAGCTGGTGTTTTTAGAGGAACAGCGGCTTTTGATAGCGCTCAATTTACAGCCGTGAGTGGATTCGTCCAATTAATCAATCCTCCTCCTACCACTCTTTCTTTCTCTTTAACCACCATAGGCGCTGTCATAGCAGAAACCGCCGATATCGCCATCCCCGCAAGCCAAGCTACGATCGTCCAGGCCAATTTCGCCGTCATCAATGCCACAGCTACGCTAGGAGCTGGCAATCTTGGCTGCGGCGCTGCACGAGATCTAGCTGGCGTAGTCACGATCATCAACACCTTCGATGATATTGCCCTCAATGAAGATCCAGCGCTTGCAGCTTCAGATTACGATCTCATTACGGGAGCCGGAGCTTCCACAGTCCGAGTAAGAGTTTTAGGAGTCGCTGGTGAGACCCTGAACTGGAAAGTTCTTGTAACCCTTGTTTCGACGCCATAACGGAGAATTATCATGGCCGGATTTATCAATGATGTAATGAATGCTGACAATGTGAACTTCGGTACAGCTCTCAATGGAGCTGCGGAGGTTACGGCAGATGCTCAATTGCTTATCGGAAATGCTATTTTCCCGAATATCCGAACGGGGACTCTCACATCTACAGGGGGCACCGTAACGATCAGTTATGTCGCCCCTAACATCAATCTCGAGACAGGTGCCGCAATCGCTTCGTCTTATCCTGTAGACAATGGAGGGCCTGGAATTCCTGCCGCTGGAATGTTAAGTCTTTTAGGAGCAACTTCCACTGATTTCCCAAATCCTTCCGGCATTGAAACACATGTTGGGGCTACCACCAATGAAATCTATTTTGAGAACAGAAGGTTTGTTTCTTCTTTAATCGTCGACCCTTCCGCAACCGTTGGTTTACGCGGAACGTTCCAGACGATTACAGCAGCATTAGCTGCTGCTGTTGCTGGACAAACCGTCTTCGTGCGTCCCGGAACGTATACAGAGAACGTCGTTCTTGTCGATAGCGTTCCTGTCGTTGGTCTTACGACCTCTGGATCAGCTGGCGTACCAAGTGCAGGAGGAACGGCGGGTCAAGTTTTTGTAGATGGTCTGATGACCGTCCCTGCTGCTGGCGGTAGCACCAGCATCCAAAACCTTCAGCTAACCGATGGCGGTAACGTAACGACCCTATTAGCCGATGGAATGGGTGGCACATTAACTGTCTTTAATTGTTCTATCACTAATGCTGGCGGCTTTGCTATCCGTCTTGTGGACAGCAACGTAACAATCAACCAGTGTACAATCAGCTCACCTGGCGGTAGCGCAATCCAATTTGATACGGGTGCAGGCGTTTGCCGCATCTTCGATACCAGAATAGATTCTTCTAGTTACTGCGTAGAACTGAACTCATCTGCTTCTTTCTTTGCAGATACATGTATCTTAGTTTCAAGTGGCGCAGGAACTTTGATTGACAATGTTGGCGGAAATATTGAGATTTCCAGGTCTCAACTTATCTCTACCGCAGCCCCGTCAATAGATATGCAAGTGGGAGGAACATGTGTTCTTTCCTATAACGTTCTCAGTTCACCAAATCAATGCATCAGTTTCAATGCTGCTGGCCCTCTTGTACGTTCTTACCAGAATTCCTACATTGTAGGGGCGGGTTCAGAATATGTCGTAGGCCCAGGGACATATGAATACGGAAGCGACGTCGTAAACCCCCTATCTGCTTCCGGAATCGACGGCGCAGCGACTCAAGTAAAATTTGGTTGGAGACCATGGGCTGAAGCTGGAGTGGGTCCTGCTCCTTCAGCTACTACGATTCGTGGCACAGCAGCATTTGACAGCGCGCAATTTACTGTAACAGATGGTTGGGTACAGGCAACTGGGAATATGATGACCTGGACCGATCAGGGAGCGCCAACAACTGTATTACCTCAATCGGGATCTTTTGCAACGGCTGCTATTGCTCTGACGATGCCAGCATTTCCAGTCCAAGGGGATGAAGTTTGCTTTAAAACAACTAGCGCAGCTGCATTAGCAGTGACTGCTAATGCCGGACAAACCCTCCAATTAGGAAATCAAATATCTGCTGTAGCAGGGACATGCACTTCTACAGATACGGGAGACGCAATTTGTTTTACCTATAGAGCGGCAAGTGCTCGCTGGATCGCAAATTCGTCGATAGGAAGTTGGGTAGTAGTCTAGTAAAATATTTTAAAGTTTGATATGAGTAAAAAAAGTAAATCTCAGCAAAAGATAAAAAAGGTTATGAAGGAATATAAGAGTGGCCAACTTCATTCTGGATCAAAATCTGGACCACTTGTGAAAAAAAGATCCCAGGCAATTGCGATAGCCATGTCAGAAAGTCGCAAAAGAGGTAAAAAGTGACTACGACCAATAGCTTAAATAATGAAACGTATAATGCGAATTTTACTGTAAATGCTCAAGGAGCTTCTGCCGTCGGCGTTACTCGCTCTGATAGCGTCGTGCATGCCGATAATACTAATGCCGCTTCTAGTGCTAGACAATTGTTGCAGGTGGGAGGGGCTGTTGGGGGAGACCCATACGTCGAAATGCTCATCAATGGAGTTAGAGGGTGGGCTATGGGGCCTGATAATTCTGGCGGGGATAGTCTGCTTATTAATACCGCTGCTGGAACAGTTTCTCCGTCTTCTGGAACAAATATTTGGTTCTATAATTCATCTGGCGATCTAATTGGCACTAGCACTTCAAATATTGGAGTTAGAAAAGTTCTTTTTCATCAAAATATTGATGCTACTAGTGGTTTAAGTGATTCTGAGCTTCAACTTGCGAATGGCGGCGTTGCAGGCGGGGATGTTTATACAAGGACTCTGACGGTAGGGACTGGCACAAGTTTTATTGAAGGAATAGACAATTCTGCGAATACTTATAAGCTAGAATATAATCCTGCTATTACTCAGTTTGGGACAGGCACCCTGTGTACTCAAAGCACGACTGCTGGTGCAGTGACGATGCCGAATACTCCAGCTTTTTTTGCCTATCGATCGGCTACACTGGCGAATGTAACTGGAACCGGAGGAACTTTTGGCCCAATCATTTTCGACACAGAAACAGTTGACCAAGGTGCTGGATATTATGATAATGCCACTGGAATTTTTACTGCTCCCGTTACAGGTGTTTATCTAATTTCCTGCGCAATTTTATTAGGAGGAGTGGGAGCAACACATACAGCTTGTAGTTTCGTTGTTGTAACTCCAAATCAAACTGATGGAGTTAGACTTTCCCCAGCCTCTATTAGAGATACCGCTAATAATTGCACCCTTGAAACACATGTAATAACAAATCTCGCAGCTGGTGCTACGGCTTCTGCGTTCATTAATGTCAGCGGAGCAGCTTTAACAGTTGATATTATGGGTCAAGCGGGATTGGCTAGACAAAGCTGGTTCGCAGCTCAATTACTTTGCTAAAGGAATAAATATATGTCATCACCAACACTTTCAATGGCTTCTAGCAGAATCTGGATCGGCACGGCCAACCCCGTTGCGTCAGAAACGAATATCGAACAAGGCAATCTCTTCTTCAACTCTACCACCAATAACCTCTGGACGTGCTCAGACGCTACAGAAGGCGCTTTGGTATGGCAACGGTTTGTCCGAGGGTCGCAGACACAATATGCTCTAAAGGGGATTGATGGCAAAACTGTAGCCTCCTCCTTGATTCTGACTACCGACCCAGGTAGCGCGAGATTTTATGTAACCTATGCGCATGTTGGCTTGGTAAGCGTGGCGGACTTTGTCTCCCCTCCAACGATCTCTTTAGGCTCAAATGCCGCTAGCTACGACAACATAGCAACAACCCAGGCCATGACTGGCCTAAATTTGCAATATGAATATCACGGCATAAACATTCTCGCAGCTCCCGCGTCCGTAGCTGCTAGCACGGGGATTTATTTGAACCTCTCCGTAGGAGCCGTTGCAACGACCTATACCGTGGACGTCTATATAGTAGGATTTTACCTGTGAAATGGATTCTTCCTTGGGCTTTTCTTCTCTCTTGCACTTATATGAAAACTCTTGAAGATAAGCACATCGAGATCCCTCCCACAAAAGTTTACGAAACTGACTTTTAGGAGGTTCTGTGAAAAAGCTCTATGACGGCGGTCTTCTTATCATTATAGGATTCATCGTTACAGCCATTGGCGTGACGCTTCTCAGCATTGGCATAGACCATACCAACGAAGACTACAAAGAACGCCAGAAGAAAGAAGAAGCTGAAGACATGAAGATTTCGTGGGTGCAGCCGGTGATCATCAAATCGCATGAGTGCCCTCCTCCTCCGGCTGCGTCTACGATCCCTCCAGAAGAGGCGCCTAAAGGTTATATCATCTTCCCTGATATCCCCCCTCAACAGCCTTCTGAACCTTTAGGCCCTCCTGAACCTACACCGGAGCCTGGAAAAGAGCCTAAAAAATGGTGGTGGCCTTTTGACTGATTTGCTATCCTCTTAAATGGAGGTAGCCTATGGAAGATGTTCCTGCAAATATTTCGAATCTTGCTTTCCCAGATCTTAAACCACTTGTCTACATTGAGAAGTTTGTTGATGCTCCATATGTTGACGGTGAAATTTACAACCTTCTTCATGAAGGCCAAAATTTTAAGGTCTGGATTCACAAAGATCTTGAATTGGATGAGGAAGGGCCTCCAGGGATTATCGTTGAGGAGAAAGAAGATGGAACCATGTGGATTCGAGAAGCCCGTTGATCTTTCGCGGGTAATCAAAGCCTTGGTACAAAAGGGCGATGAGGTGACAGCAATGGCTTTATTGACCGAAAAAGAAGGCTTGAGCTATCATGAAGCCCGTCGAGCCATCCAAGATGCAAAAACAACGACAAACTTTCATTTTGGCCCTGGCCCGACTGATGGGCAGTTCTAATAGGCGCAGAGGTTCCAAATGTACTCTGCGCGCCTCTCAAAAATAATAACGCCCTATGGATGCAGAAAAAGAGGAAAAAATCCTTGCATGTCTCGAGTCTAGAATGGTTAGGACAATTCGTAGATTGGTAGAATATTTTGGCATTTCTTATGACGAAGCGTGCGCCTGTTTAACAAAATATAATCACAGAAAAAAAAGACACTCTCCCGCTCCTCATTTTCCTCCTGGATACACAGGACTGCCTCCAGAAAAAATACAACAACTTGAACAATCCTGGATTGATTTAGTAAATAAAAAATATATAAATGGATCTGATGAGATAAATCGCAAAAATTGGAAAAGAAACAATGCTTTAAATAGAAGTGGCAGAGTTTCAAAAGAAGAAACTTCTGAATTGACCGACGACGAAAAAAATGACATTCGAGAGTTTTATGTTGAATGTCCTCAAGGAATGTCTGTTGATCATATCATTCCCCTGTCTCGTGGTGGTCGGCACCATCTCTCCAACCTTCAATATTTACGGCCTTCTGAAAACAAGTCCAAAGGCAGTAAAATCTTAACAAATAAAGATTTACCACCACATTGTTTAGTCGGGTGAAATGGCCAACCCAACTTAAGATACACTATCAGACCTATAGAAATAATTATATCCAAACACTTTATCAACTTCGTATTTTAATAAAACAACTTCTTGCTACCCGTCCAACTTAACCTTCGTTTCACAATAGACATTAAATAATTTACTTGATACAATTAAGAATGGAGGTGAATCATGTACACTGCAAAAGCTATGCTTGCCCTTGTTCTGACTATTCTGGCTCAGGTCGTTCTTCTTTATGGGTGTTATTGCAAGTCCGCGGACGAGGAAGTGATCGAAGATGATAGCGATCAAAAAAAGATCGAGTTACAGAATGTTAGGGAGATTGCTCTTTGGCCTACAGACGCCGCGGCCGAGGGATTAACCCGGTGATACGGCTTTTCGCTTTCTTCCTTTGGTCGATCTTTTTTGCCGTCGGAGGGTTTTCGGCGGGGCTTTTTTATAGAGATCACTCTCATAAAGAGTAATCCTCTCTTTCTCTGGAGGAGCCGGCAGCCACCCTATTACAGCCTGTTCTGGCACATCTTTAGCCGAGGGGGTGTTGTCATAGGTCGAAATCAGAAATCGGCTGTTTATGAAGTCATAGAACGCGAAATTGAGCAGATGCCGCACTCTGATGATGCAGAACTGGCCGTTCTTGGGTTTGTAGCGAGAGATGATGTAGAAATTCACGGTTCCCTTGAAATGATATTTTCTCCCTCGGCCAGAGCTACCACCATGTGCAGACAAAGAGCCAGGTGGTCGATGGTCACGGATTTGGTGTCTTCTTTGAGGTCGTGGAAAAACAGCTTGGCCAACCCAAGTTCTGAAAGATAGCACATGAAGAGATGCGTGCAGAACAGGGAGTTGTTGATGAATTCGATTGGGGGGATTTCCTGGGCTTTGAGGATTTCCTCGATCATCTCATACTGGAGGGATAGACGATGTTCTGCTTCTTTGTCCATCCCCTGAAAATTGAGGATGGGAGGATTTTAGTCAACTGTCTTACTTTCTGGGGGTTTTTCGGGAGCACGCAGATCATGGTTTTTTGAACTGATAATCGTAGTACCCTTTTCAAACATCCTACTATGGAATCGAGATCCATAATTTATTTTTATTTCTTCTTCTGTAAAATTACTTGTAATGATAGTAGGAAGTTGCGATGCATATCTTTGGTCCAAAAACTCAAACATAACTTCCTTGCGCCATTCATTGACGCCGCTCGAGCCCAAATCATCTAAAAGTACATAGTGATCATCGATGCAGAGGGAGAGAACTTGAAGATATTCATGGTCTGTATCGATGGCTTCTCGGAGTTTCGTCAAGAGCTGTCGCTCATTCCAGTATCGGAAGGTTTTCATGCGCTTGGTGTCTTTTAAAAAGTTATAAAATGCAGCACAAAAATAGGTTTTCCCGATGCCTGGATTTCCTGTATAGATCAAAAAATTAGTGTCTTTTTTGATCCAATCGGAAATCTTTGTTGAGTTTTTTTCATCTAAGAGGAGATCCCGAAAAGACGCATCAGCGTATCTTTGTCCAAAGGTTTCGGCGGCGGGAGGATAGTAGTCGGCGTAGTATTGCATGGCTTTTCTTCTTCTTTGTGTTTTTTGGGATTGATTTTCTCGAACTTTTTTTTGTTCCTGAGCTTGTCTATGGTTCCGGCTATGAAATGATAGCAGTCGTTCACCTTTCCGTCATATTCAAATAATATTTTCCACGCTTCGAATATTTCTTTAGGTGCCCAATCGCGCCTTTCTTGAATGGCGCTCCGAAATACATCGTCCTGATCGATGACGGTCTTTTGCCCATCCATCCGGATTTTTGTGATTTTTTGAGGCCGAAGCCCCTCAACAGAGGGTGCTTTGGACAGAACAACTTCTTCAGCTGTGTTAATCCTTGTATTAATATGGTGGACATTTTCGTCTGGGAGGGATGGCATTTTCGTTGGGGGGGGTGGACAATTTTGTCTACCGTTATAAATTTCTTTAATCCAGATTTTTCTTTCGGTTTGGAACCCCCCAGTTTTTATTTCAATTTCTATAAATCCAGAATCCTTGAGACTTTTCAACCAGCGTCCTACCGTACGAATGTCTTGGTCGTAAATGTCGGCGAAATATTTGTTCGTTGCCCAGCAGTAGCCTTCCTTACTGCACAAGGCTGTTATTTCTCCGTAAAGAAGTTTTGCGTTAGGCTCTAGCTCTTTGCAATATCGAACATGAGCTGGAATGATGGCGTAAAAGTTTGGAAGATTTTCTGTTGATTGGGACATGTGGTCTCCTTTTTTTTGGAGGCCACCCTTTTCTCGACAGAATTTAAGTTTACTACTTGCTTAAATCCACAGACCTGATACAATGTCGAGCATCGCTGGTTAAACGATGTTGGGCTGCTTGAAAGGGTGGCCCTTCTCTTTTTTAGCTTTACTCATCTTATGCTAGTCAAAGGAATTCCTCAAAATCAATTTCCGATGAAGATTCTCTCGCAACCATTTCCCCTCTATGATACACTCTATGCAGTTGGGAAACTTTAGGTTAGGTTAGGTAGGGTGCGGTTGGGTTAGGTGCGGTATGGTTGGGTAGGGTGAGGTAAGGTTTAACAAAAAAAAGGAAAAAAATGAGAATTCGAGCAAAAGTTTCAATCCAAGGCACAAAGCCGCTTCTTTTTCACACGTTTCCCATAGACACGCTGTCTGAAGGGAAAAGTAAATCAGGCAGGGCGGGAAATTCCGAAGAAGAATGGAAATCTACCGTCCTCATGGACGAACATCGCCACCTATATATTCTGGGAACATACCCCCTTCGCTCAATCATATCAGGAGGGAAAGAAATCAAAGTGGGTAAAGGTTCGCTCATGAAAAAAGTGCAAGCTACCCTCGAAGTCGAGGAGACGAAAATCTTCCTCAATGGACTCACAGTTCCCGACGAAGATCAACTGCTGAAGCTCGACACGGAAGCTGTCTATCTAGACGTGCGTTCTGTAGTCAATCCTGCAACGAAAGGCCGCAACCTCCGCTATCGCATAGCTGCTAAAGCCGGCTGGACATGTAATTTTCATATCACATGGGACGATTCTTTCGTCTCGCGGGAAAATATTAAAACCTGTCTGGAAAATTCTGGGGTCCTCAGTGGCCTTGGAGATGGGAGGACTATCGGCTTTGGCAAATACAAGATCATCGCTTTTGAGATGACAAAGTAGAAAAATCCTTTTCAAAAAAATCTCTTCTCTCGTATATTTCCTTTCCTATCCTGGCATAAATGGATAGCTCATGATCCCCTGGGGGGCAACGTAAAGCCGTCAAAAGAGCCTCAGGGGAGACGTGGGAAATAAAAAACCCCGCCAGGAGTCTAGCGGGGAACAAAAAGGAGCGTTATGAATAGAGCTTTCGCCCTCTCCTATCTATATCCTATTTATCCTGCGATGTCAACTGGATTTCTCTCGGGAGAGAATAGCAATACATGTAGGAGTCTTTCGATATTGAGAAAGATCGACGACTTCTTCGAGCTTTTTCGTGTCCAACGCCCCCTGCCTGTCTTGGTAAGATACCCTCACTCCAAATCCTCTCGAGGGTTTTCCGTTAGAAAGAGGAAGGAGCATTTCTCGCAGAATCTTCTTTTGATTGGTAGCTGCTTTTTCGATATCGTCGTATTCCTTCCATTCCTGGGCCAAAAGCTGCCATTCTATGCTATCAATCAGCTTATAAGCATCTTCTGGTAGGGGAGGAGGGTCAAAATCGACTACACGCTGCCAGAAATCTCTTTCTCGCAAGACAAGATCGCTGACGTAGCTCTCGTCGCGTGGAACCTCTACGATCACACCGTTTTCTCCATCGAAGGAGAAATAATCCATTTTCTCCAAATCACACACCTTCATTTGGTGCTGAAGCTGGGGAAAATAGTGGTCGGGAACTTTGCCTTCGAGAGCAATACCATGATCGCTTCGGGACGGGCATTTGATTTCAACGGCAGTCCCTTTCTTGAGGTTAAGGCCGTCCATCGAGGCACCCATCCAACTGTATTCCGCATTCTCGAGGCACATGGGTTCGACAAAAACCCCGCGGAGTTTGATATATGCGTCGCGGGCATCATTCTCAAGCGCTCTGCCGCGATTCATATTGGGAGTCATATTTGCCTCGGCGCCGTCTATCTTCTCCTTCCAGAGACCATAGAGGTTCTGCCACGGGCTTACTCCCATGATCACGGGGGCATCTGAGGCGCCGATTTTCCCGCGGCGCCAGGCAAGCCATTCCTGGCTGCCTTGTTCTAAGTCGATGATTTTGTAGGCTGCGCTCATTTTTTTGCTCCTTTCAAGAGGTTTGATTTAGCTGCTTCACATTGCTGCGAAGAAAGAGAATTTATGGAATTCACCCCATAGTGCTTACACATCTTGATTTCTCTCTCTGCATTTCCATCGAGGAGCTCATAAAGCTCATTGATCTCATCATCCGAGGCTGCCACTTCTTCGCCTGTAAACTCGGGAGCAGTGAGCTGCGCAGGTTTAACCGTAATCTTGTTGATCACAGGTATCGACGGCATAGACGAATTCCCTCTGTAGGCCTTTTGCCCCGTCTCTGCGTCGTCATCCTCCTGATAGATGCTCAGGATAGCTGCGAGCGCATATCGCCGCATATACGTGATGCAAGACCCTAATTCCTGCGGTCCTGGCTTATGAGGGGAAACCAATGCAGTTGACCGCATCCATTGCCCAGAGATATGACAGAGCATAGTTATCAAAACCATGGTGCCATTCTCCAGTACGTCCATGAGCTGACTTACGGCCAAGCCGTTTGTAGCAAGTGGTTCTCTGGCTGCGTCCCACACGGATTCCAAATTGGCATATTTGGATTTGAAGAATGGATTGCTGGAATCCTTTTTGGCTCCTCCCATGACAGCTTGAGCTTTGCTCAACGCCGTGACTAAGAGGTCAATTTTCTCTGAATGCAACATATATAATTTCCTTTGGTTGACTTTTTTTTCGTGTCTGCTAGAATACTAGCCTAAGACATAGTGATATCTTACCAAAACCTGTCTAAATTATGCAAGAGGAAAAATGGATCTCTCCGAATGGCTCTTAAAAAATATGATCACTCGCTCACAGTTTGCAAAAATGTTGGGGGTCAGTAAATTCACAGTTTATAGCTATCTCCGCGGAAATGGGGCGGATTTTCGCAACGCCCTTAAAATTGAGAAAATAACGGATGGACAAATAAAAGCAAAAGATTTAGTTGATAAGAATGCACGCTATAAGAATTGTCATCCCTCTACCTCCAACGCCATGGAAAAGGACGGGGTACAATAGACGTACTAGGTGCTTTTATGATACCCAAGCAGAGATAAAGAACGCCTATCGTTGGCACATCAAGTCCAAAGCTGCGGGAATATTCTGGACAGAACCACTCGAGCTTTCGGCCATTTTTATATTTGGCATGCCAGAATCTTGGTCTCAAGAAAAAAAAGAAAAAGCCCTTTCTCAAGAAATCTACGTAACTCGGCGCCCTGATACGGATAATCTCCTAAAATTCATCAAAGACTGCCTGACTAAAGTCCTTATCGAAGATGACAAGCAGATAGTAAAAATCTCCGAAGTAAAAAAAATATATGGCGCAAAACCTTCCACCATTTTATATATCAAAACTATGGACCAAAATAACTTAACCCCCATTCATTAAGGAAAAAAATGTCAAGCCATACCCCTCTTCCTGATTTAGTTCATCCTTTAGCTACTGTACGCTCATTTGACGGCGCAACTGTAACAACCATTTACCAAGACCTCGGGCTTCCCATCCCTTTCGCTTCCCTTTTCCTCGATCTTTTCAATGGGACTGACGTTTTTGTAGCCATTTCCTTTGATCTGGTAACTGACCATATCTTATTAGCTCCTGGACAACGAACGCATTATGGTTTGGGAGCGGGAGGGGTCATCTGGCAAAAAGGACAAACATTCATTAGAAGCTTAGTAAATGGTACGACTGGCTTATATATCGCTAATTTCATGGGACGCTAATGTCTGCCATTCGATCAGACGTTGGAGATTTTGAGGTTACTAGACATGGGGCTTTTGTAAAAAACAACATTTATCTAATCCCCTATCGGCACTATAAAGAGAAAAACATTTGGGAAGTTAAGGCTACCTATAAATGTATGTCTCCACAAGCTTTCCGCATCTTTTCCCCTTCCCTACAATTGGCCGTAGCAGACGCTTACCGCCAAATGAAACCTAAAATAGATAAATATCAGCAACAAGAAGAAAGTTATCTGAATTCTCTAAAAAATTACCGCGACTCTCACCAAAAGGAAAAAAATGAAGCATGAAGTTAAATTCTTCTTTGCTCCCGAAAAAGCCGTGCAATGGTTTTATAAAACAGCCGAAGAAGCTGATGCAATGGTAACCAAAAGCTCTTTCAGAGAACCGATATTATTGCAAGCGGATGAGCTAAATCCTATCTCTTTTTGTCTCAACCCCTATCATATTATTTTCACGGTGAAAGTTGATTCGCAAGAAAAAGACGTGGTTTGATCCTATACAGGATAAACCAAAGGAAGGCATTACAATCATCGCTTATGTAGATGCCTTCAACGAATCTTTCTACATCCCTCGCGCTATCATTTACGATAATGGCCAATGGCATTGCGCTTGCGAGCTATGCGATGAGCCTATTCCGGAAGAACTTATTCTTTGTTGGCAAGAGATAGCTAAATATCCAAAGAAAAAGTCAAAAAATAGGTTATTTTAACGGGAGCCGATAATCAAGCTCAGCATTTGATAAAAGAAGTGCGCTTTCTCCATCTAAAATAAAAGACCCTTTTAAGGTTCCAAAATATCCTTTTACCATATGTGAAAGATAAATATGTGCTACTTGATATCCTTCGGAATCTAATAACCTCAGATAAATCATTCCATCTTCTTCGGACAAAGGAGAAAAAATATGAATTTGATATGAAAAACCGAGAGTAACTCTGTCTTCACTTGTCCAATCATCATATCTTTTACATTTTAGATAAATAGCATAACGCGCGCTTCTATCATAATACTTTAAATCACTAAATGCGCCGATTTCAAAAAGCGGACGACAAGTATCAATAATAGGGGTACAACTGTAAAAGAAAAGAAAGCAAATTAAAAATAGTCTTTTCATTTTATATTTTCCTTTGTGTTATTTGCTAGGAAAAAATCGCATTAAAAAATAAATCCCCAAAACCCCAAGGTACTGTAAAACACAAAAATATAAATCAATCATATATGTGGAATATCCCGCACGTATAGTTATTAAAACAAATCCTAATACGCCTATCGTTGTTGCCCAGGCGTTTCTTGAAAAATTCCTCGCTCTTACTTCTTTGCTCATAAAATTCCTTTTTTGATACTTAGCCTTTTCAAACTCTCCAATTTCATTTTTTCAAAAGAATCAGAAGTGTCTTTTAAAAAATGCATTGCTGTTTGTGCATAGAATAAAAAATCTCTATAGTGGTTAAGCTCTTCTCTATAAATTTCTATATTTAAATCACTACCGTTTAGGTAAAGTTGATCTAAATTTACTTTAGCAAGACACATATCAATTTCAAGTTTCAAAAACCCGTCAATTGCCTCGTTTAAAACTAATTCCATAACTTTCCTTTTGTTTTCCATAAATCTCCTATTTGTAAACTTCAATAGCAATAGCTTGCAAAACCTCGTCGAGAAAGACAAGTTGCCCGCAAGTTGTTCTTCCCCAAAAATCCCCGAAATCAGTATACATAACCACTTCCCCCTTGGCCTCGAGCTTTTTGGTCAACCATTCAGTTAACTGATACCATTCGAATATTTCTTTTGAACATTCATTTTCATCATATTCGTTTATTACGTCATCGCAGATGATTGCTCCTGCCCGAAATAAATAGTCCACAAGAAAAGAAGCATTTTGAATCACTTCACGTTCCCATAGTTTTTTTGCGAAATCTTGTCGCTCTTGTTCTGTAAATTCTTTGTGCATAAAATTCCCTTTTTGTTTTGTTTCGATGGTTAATCCATCCCTCCCCCCTCGATAGCTCGAGGGAGGAAAGAGAACTAAACGGTCCTTTCAAAAATTCCCCAAGAACACTTTGGCAATCCAGGAAACCTCTCGATTTTCCCATTCTTAGCAATCCGGAAATGCCCCATCTTTCTGGCGGGGACTCTCGTATTGCCGTCCGAATCTACAAAACGGGAGCCTGTAATCAGCCATACTTCACCAGTCATGGCCCCGTCTGTATTTTCACGCCCAATTTCAGCAAAATATTTATAATCAATATGATCTATTTGGAACAAGGTTTGCTCCATGATTTTATCCCATACGATTCGTGCGGATTGTGTACAACTATATCCCATAACTTTCCTTTTGTTTTGTTTTTGATGGTTAATCCATCCCTCCGCCCTTGATAAGCTCAAAAGCGGAAAGGGGACTATTCTAAATTTGCAATATATAATTCACAGTCTTCGAGCGAATATTCGCACTGCTCAGGATAGACACAATCAATTAATATTTGTAATAAATGGGACGGACTGTCGCTTTTTTTAGTCAAACCATCTGGATCCCATCCAGCAATAGACTGGTAATGAAATTTATAATCATTTAAGTTACCAGCTTCTTTTTTATAAGGCTTCATTTGTTTTCTCCTTTTGTTTTGTTTTTGATGGTTAACCCATCCCTCCGCCCATGAGTCTCATGGACGGAAAGAGGACTAAACGTTTTCTGTCTTTCGCATCGGCACGATTATAAACATGCCATTAAGTCCGATAAAAGCGTTATTTAAGTCGTTTCCCTGTAACTCTGTTATTCCAAAAAATTGTATAGCTGCTTCGCTAAACAAAACCTCTTGTTCTCCGCTTGCAAATATACGCACAAATTGTGGACGTAGCTTTTTAGAACTTTTTCTACAGAAATTTAGATCAAACAATTTACCTGTGATATTGTAAGTGCGCAAATCTTGCGCTCCCTCAAATCTCTTAAATAGGCGATTTACGTCATATCTTTTTTCTTTATTTGGCGGACAATATTGATATGAGTCTTTAATTAAACACCTCTCTATTGCCCAAGCGCCATTGCTAATGTATTTATCGCAAAATACATAACAACCAAAACTGGTATCTTTCAAAAAAGTGGACGGTAGTTTTTTCGTAATTAACATAAGTTTTCTCCTTTTTGTTTTTTCCTCCAGGACAATCCCAGATATCCCATATCTTACCAAAACCTCACCTTATCCACAATACCTAATCTTTCTTTTAATTTCTTTTTTTGCTATTGCTCAAGTCATAACCAAAGTATTTACTATGCCAAGAATGTATAAGCCCAAAAGAGGACGACAACGTAAACGGACCGATAACCTTCCGCCCGTTAGGCCTCGAGGACGCCCAACTACATATAAACCCGAGTGCTGTGAGATAGTAAAACTTACTTTGGGCTTTGGGGGAAACAACAAAGATTGTATGGAAAGGTTGGGGATTTCGGAGGAGACTTTTTATCAATGGGTTCAAAAATACCCTCCTTTTGCTGAGTCTGTCAGAGACGGCCGCAACAGCCTACATTATGCTGTTAATAAAAGTGCAATTAAAAAGGCAACTGGTTATCACGAATATGATGAGAAAGAACTAATAGACGAACAAGGTAGAATTAAACGTGTCAAATATAAAAGGTATTACGAACCCGACACCCAGATCATCCTAAATCACCTCAATAAAACTGCTCCTATCTATAAGCAAAGCCAAGAGAGTCAACTCAAGTCTTTGCTATTACTTGAGTTTGATAAGCTACGCGATGGCGTGCCCTCAGATGGACTATCTCAGGTACCGGAGGGTGAGGGTAGCCTAAACGACGATAGTCGATTAGATGGGCAGTTAGACGGCAACGACGAGGTTGACAACTAAACCCTTTGGTTGTCTGTTCAGCGGCCGCAGGGCTGAGGATAATCAATTCAATCTTTGAGTTGGTACGTACGGAATTCTTGATAGGTCGATCGGGGAAGGGGGGGTGGGGGGTGAGATAGTAATAA